CGTGAACAACGAATAGGCACTTTTGCCGATATGATCTACACGAAAGTTCGGCGCCTGAAAGGCATCGAGAACCAGTATAGGGCTGGAGCGTTGACGAAAGAAGACTACCATAAGTTTGCCGGGGATCAATATAAGGATATGATCAATTACGGCCTCTTTGGTGTGGCGCGTATATCTGTAATCATAGACGTTTTACTGCTCGAAATGGAAGAAGACGAAACCGACGAAGAAGAAGGATATGAATAGCACACTAATTGCAGTAAGGCTTGCAGCTATTGCAATCACAGCTGCAATCAATTACGGCTGCCTTATAGGCACATACAAGATAATGGTGCGAGATATGCGTATCGCACGCGAGGATATTCCGAAAATAGCATCGGTGTATATAATAGCCATCTTATTAAGTGGAGGTTTTATCTTATTAGCCGTTGCTTTGATCCTTAAAGAAAGTGGAATTGTAGAGTGATGGAAGCGAAAGAAGAAAAGCGCCCCCGCCACATCATCGCCATCGACCCCGACGTGGATAAGTCGGGCGTGGCCTTCCTACACCTCCCCTCCCGGGAGCTGCATTGCGAGGCAAAGACGTTCCCCGAACTGATCGACGACCTACACGCCACAAAGCAGGCCACGGACGACCTCGGAGAATCCCTCACCGTCGTCGTCGAGGCCGGATGGCTTAACCGCTCCAACTGGCACGTACAGGCCGGAGACAGTCGCCGCAAGGCCGCCGCCATCGGTCGCGCGGCCGGACGCAACCACGAGGTGGGCCGTAAGATCGTCGAGATGGCCCGCCACATGGGCATCGAGGTCGTCGAGCAGCGACCCTTGCAGAAATGCTGGCGGGGCACAGGCCGGAAAATCACCCATGAAGAGCTGGCCGCCTTTACGGGCTACACCGCGCGCACCTCGCAGGACATGCGCGACGCCGCCCTCCTGGCTTGGATCTACGCCGGGCTGCCCATACGGCTGATCCCTTGACCGCGCCGCGTGGAGCGTACTCCTTGACTTTACTCCTTGACTTTATCGCGAGGAGGCTACCGTAAGAGTCAAGGAGTACACGCCCCTGCCCCGCGGCCCTGTGCCCTTTACCTTTGCAGCCATCAACGCAAACAAATACAACATGATAGACGAACCGAAAACTCCTGATACCGGAGCAAGAGACCAGCATGGACGCTTCAAGAAAGGCCATTCCGGCAACCCGGAGAAGATCTTCAAGACTCGCCCCGAAAACGCAGGCCGAAAACCCTCCGCCTTCAAAATAGCCTTAGCCATACTAAAGGAGCACGGCGAGGCCTTGTCGCTGGAGGACTTCAAGCGTCCCGCCGCCTATATCGTGGGCATGAGTATCCCCGACCTGAAAGCGTTTATGAAGCGGAGCGACATCCCGCTGGCTCTTCTCGTGGTGGCTAAGTCCATCTATGGAGACTACCAGAACAAGCAGATGCGCAACCTCGAGACGTTGCTCAACCGGCTCTATGGCATGCCCAACCAACCGACCGAGATCACCACAAACCGGTCGCCCTTGGAGCTGCTCAGCAACGACGAACTGCTGAAGATTATCAACGACGCCAAGGGGGTAGCCGCCGAGAGGGCCCGTGCCAAAGCCGCCGAGGCTGTGGAGGGCGCGGATGAATAGCGTAGACCGCGACCGCCTGATGCTCCGCGCCGAGGCGGCCTTGGTGCTTCAACGACGCGTCGCTCGGGAGGAGCTTTGGGCTTACTGCCTCTATCTGGATGGAGACTTCTTCAGTCGACGCCCGGTGCTAAAAACCGTGGCCGAGGCCTTCGAGCGCGTTGCCCGGGCCTACGACGAGGGGCGCCTCCGCCGATTGGCCGTCAGCCTTCCACCCCGTGCGGGCAAATCGTACCTCACCACGGTCTTTATCACCTGGATGCTTGGGCGCCACCCATTGGAAAGCGTGATGCGAAACACCTGCTCCGGCCCCCTGTATGAAAAGCTCTCTTACGACACGCTGGACATCCTTCGCAGCCGCCGATTTGCAGAGGTCTTCCCCGACGTACGCCTACGTCGCAACGCGCAGAACGTGGGCGGTTGGAAAATCGATGGTACCCGGCAGGTGAGCTATTTCGGCGGTGGCGTAGGGGGTACCGTGATCGGTTTCGGCGCTTCGATGCTGGCCGTCACGGACGACCTCTACAAGTCGCTCGAGGATGCCCTCTCGGAGACCGTCAACGAGAAGACCTGGAGCTGGAAGCAGGGCACGCACGACAGCCGTATCGAGCGCCATTGTTGCTCCATCGATATAGGCACCCGCTGGAGCGCGCACGATGTGCTCGGGCGTATGGAGGAGGCTGGCCTATACGACGAGATCGTGCGCATACCCGCCCTCGACGAGCGTGGAGAGTCCTTCTGCCCCGACGTCCACACCACGGAGTATTACCGTCAGCTGCGCGCTGAGCTTGACGAATCGATCTGGGCCGCCGAATACATGCAAGAGCCCTACGAGGCCCGTGGCTTACTCTTCCCGCCGGGTGAGTTGAAGCGCTTCAAGCGGGCCGACATTGCCGGGCGCACGCCGGACGGTGTGATCGCCGCCGTGGATACGGCCGACCTCGGAGAGGACTTCTTTGCCGCCCCATTCGCTCTCGTCTTTGGCACGGAGCTCTATCTTGTCGACGCGCTCTTTACCCGCGACGGCATAGAGGTGACTGCTCCTCGACTGGCCGAGCAGCTGATCGAACGGGCCGTGGATATGGTGCGCATCGAGTCCAACAATGGCGGACGCGCCTTTGCCCTCGAGGTGGCCCGTCTGGTCAAGCTGGCCGCCCCGCGTAGCCGTTGCACGATCGAGCCCCGCCGTACGACACAGAACAAGGAGACGCGTATGCTGATGAAATCCGGATGGATCAAGCAGCATGTTCACTTCCTCGATCAGAGCGAGTACACCCGCGCCTCGGAGTACGGCCGCTTCATGGACAACCTCACCGGGTACAAGAAGGAAGGCAGCAACCGCCACGACGATGCCCCGGATGCCCTAACTATACTGGCCGAGCTCTACGCCTCGCTGGATGGCAACTACACCGGCCGCTCTATTCGTCGCGTGGCCCACCAAGGCGGAACGCGCCGGTAAATAACCTCAACAACGTCAACAACTTAACAATTCAACAACAATGGGAGTAATCAATTACAACGGTGCCCTCTATCTGGCCACCGGCATAGACAACAGCGGCCTCCGCCGCGACGCAAGCGAGGCAGAAGGTATTATCGAACACTTGGGGCGGACGGCCCAGAGCGTGGGCGCCATGATGGGAGTAGCCTTTACACTGGACGCCGCCAAAGATTTCGCCGTCAAGGTGGCCACCGTCCGTGGAGAGTTCCAAAAACTTGAAGCAGCCTTCAAGACCATGCTCGGGAACAAGGAGGCGGCCGACCGTCTGATGCAGCAACTTACCCGTACAGCCGCCACAAGGAGGCGGCCGACCGTCTGATGCAGCAACTTACCCGTACAGCCGCCACGACGCCTTTTGGTATGCAGGAGGTCGCAGGCGGCGCCAAACAGCTGCTTGCATACGGCGTGGCTGCAAACGAAGTGAATGACACCCTTGTACGCCTCGGGAACATAGCCTCCGGGCTTTCTATTCCATTGAACGATCTCGTATACCTCTATGGTACCACTATGACCCAGGGGCGCCTTTTCACACAGGATCTTCGGCAGTTCATGGGCCGCGGTATCCCCATTGCCGATGAGTTAGCAAAGCAGTTTGGCGTGACCAAAGATCAGGTGCAGGGACTCGTAGAGGCAGGCAAGGTGGGCTTCCCGGAGGTGCAGAAGGCCCTCGAATCGCTCACCAACGAGGGTGGAAAGTTCTACAACCTCATGGAAGAGCAATCCAAGACCATCGCTGGTAAGATCTCCAACCTAAGCGACGCTATAGAGATGATGTTTAACGACATCGGGAAGAGTAGCGAGGGCGTGATTGCAAAAGCCTTGGACGGGGTAACGTCGCTGGTGGAGAACTATACACAGGTTGGAGAAAAGATCGGTGAGATCGTGGTTGTGTATGGTACTTACAAGGCAGCCCTGATCGCCGTGATGGCTATCCAAAAACAATATGCTGCTTATGAGGCAGCCATTACAGCT